GGGGTTAACTGGGAGACATACACGGTCTTAATTCGTTATCTTAAACAACTGGGGAGAAAGCTGTACACTGATTCGTCGTCTTCCTCGAACTTGCGGCACTCGTCGGCGAACAGGCCGATCTTGCAAAAGTCGTCCCTCGTGACAACATTGGCGTCCACATCCTCGGCGATACTCATATTGAGCATACGAATCTGTGTCTGGGTGGATTGGTGCACTTTATTCGCACAGCGATCATAATGCGCCTTCACATCCTCCATCGTGTAAGTACAATGCAGGCCGTTTCCAAAAGCTCTGTCGATCTCCTGGTAACCGTCTGTCTTGATCTTCGTGGACCAGAAACTCTTCTCCTTCTTGTGCTTCTCAATAACTCTGATCGCTGAGCACTCAAAACCACGCTGCAGTGGCTCGTTGCGGCCAGCAAACATGCTCGCTAAAGACAAAAAGCGAGCCGCCATCGACGACGGGGTTATCCTGACGTTTGTTTGCACTCCTAATTTTGAAATGTATCGCTGCACGGCTGGGATCCAGGGCACATCATCGCACACAAGGCCATCTTTCACTGGAAAATGCGCACCGATTATCTCGAGGCGCCCATCAATGATGGTCTTGAGCTTGGCTGAATAGCCTAAGTCTTCCTGTTCTTTAATGATCAGGCCCAATTTCCCACCGTTGCGCGGATCTGCTAGGCAACGTGAACCGGCGCCGCCGCCGTCATCACCCTCAATCAGCCCGCGAAGGAAGATGTCGAATGACGAGACTGCTGTTGACGCCAGCGTCTGATACAAAGGTATGGATTTGAACTTCCAATCAAATGTCCCTTCTTGTAGCCTGAATTTCTTTGTTTCTTTGTTCCAGGCTAACAAGTGCTCAGGGTTCTCGCAGATGCTGCTGAACACACCACTGAGCTCATTGATGAAGTTGACCCCACTGGTCAAGGCCCACCCCGAATCTAGATACATATCTGGAAACTTCGCTGTGAACCAGGCTTCCTTGGGCACATCAGGACTTTTGATGCGGAACCGAATGCGCATGCCACTTTTAACATCGTAGACAATCTTCGCCTCATGAAGGTTGGTGAATTCTCCGTTGATCTTGTGACTCACGCGCGTGTTAATCCGCAACAAAGCGTTGTATGTGTAGCCCAGTAGGCCCTCACCATGCCTATTGCATCGTTCATGTAATTCCATGCCTGTTTGATCGATTTCCCATGCGCAATTTTCCAGGCATCGGGCAACTCGACCGGCAGCTACTCTGCCCTTATCCCCCCATGGGTCTTTCATCATCTCACCGAAATCGTTCAGGACATCGTCCCGAGCTCGGTGTTTTATCGACATGCTGTAAAATATGCCATCGTGCTCATCGAACAAAATGTGTTGGAAGATGCTTGTCGATATGATGTTTAAAGCCAACAGCTGCAGTGTGTTATCAACTACTAGTCGTCCTGGTTTGCCCTCTTTGATAACTGCCTCTAGCTTCCCATTTGCTTTGCGGGTGCCTAACCGTTCAGCCTTTGTTGTTGACTGCAACTCGACCTGTATGGCCTCAATGTCCTCTTGCGAAAACTTGCTCATGGCAATTTCCTTGAACGTTTTTCCCGCAAAAAGTTTGTGGTAAGCCTGGTCTATCGCCGAGTCTGTCAAACAATCTTGGTTGAATTTTCGCCAAAACTTGTTCAATCGTTGTGCTGCTTTGGAAGATTTCTTGAATTTCAAATCCGGGTAAGTCCCAGTCGTTGTGTCTATAAACACTGACTGCTTGACCTGAGATCTTCCCTCTAACGCAGCGACAACCGATGGTTTGTCTTGTGAATTGTGTATGGTCACCGGGTGTGTCACAGGACCAACAGCCTGGGCTGAATCCTGCGCTACTGGTGCCATTTCAATGTTTGGCGGCGGTGTCATATACCTGCTGTCAAGAATCCGTGAGCCTATGCCCAGTATTCCCATGCGATAATGCGGTGTGGTGTCAAACACTGGTGTCGCTTTCTTGCCTATCAATCCTCGGCATAGTGTGTATGGCGACCATAGCAGTGTTGACTGCGGCATACATCGCTTGTTATCGGAGGCAAATTGCCACAGATCTCTCATGCGTTGTATATGGGTTGGCCCCGTTACAGCGGGTGCCCCTAATGCTGCCACGCCTGCCGCTGCAACAGCTGGTGGTGCTGGTGCTGGCGGTGGTGCCGAACCTGAGCCTGACGCGCCCCCTGTCGTGTGTGTCCC